TTATGCGGCTGGAAATCTTTACGGTTGATCTCCTAGACGCTGCTGATGTGTGTGCAGGGCAGGGATACTGCATAGCTCTAGCGCTCACTACGCGGCCACATTTAGGGCAAAGACGCATAACAGGCGGTCGTCCACCTTTGCGCCCCAGGTAGCTCATTACCGCTGATACTGTCTTATCGTCCATAGCAGGATTGTATGCACATAGCGGCTTTGTTGTCAAGAGGTGCTATAATCACGCTTAGGAGATACAGGTATGGCGGGAGGCAGACCCAGCGACTACAATCCAGAGATTGCGGCAGATATTTGTCGAGAGATTGGTACTCACTCAAGTTCTTTAGAATCAATACTCGCAAGCGACGAACGATTCCCCGGAACATCCACTTTCTATCGATGGTTGTTGGATCGTCCTGAATTGCGGGATATTTACGCGCGTGCGAAAACTGAGCAATTACAGATACTTGCGGACGAAATCCAAGCAATTGCCGATGAGCCGCAACCGGGTGAGGTGGTTACGATCAAAGGGGATGAGCGCGAGGTAAAAATCAGCGATATGATTGAGCATCGGAAACTACGCATCGACTCGCGCAAGTGGCTCTTAAGTAAGCTGGACCCGAAGAAGTATGGCGACAAGACGGCCATTACCGGCGATGGTGGCGGACCCTTGCAGATCATTACGAGCATCCCCAGGCCACCTAAATAGTGATATGATATTGATATGAAGTTAAGGCCGCAATTCCAGTTGAGATTTCGAGATGCTGAGCAGTTCATGGCAATTAAGGGTCTTGCTACCGCGTCTGGAATTCCGATAAATGAGTGGCTGCTTCGGAGGATTGAGAATGCTGACGTACGAGGAACAGGAGTCGATGCGCAAGGATGCAATGGACGAAGTGGGGACCGAGCCGCCCTGCCCGTTCTGCGGCCGGCCAAGAGTAAGCCGGTCAAGCTACATCCGGTGCAACCCGTGCGGAGTGAACTGGTCGCCCGCGAAGGGGGAGGATATAACGAAAGACCCTCGTCTGAGTCGCACAAGGACCATCGCACATACAAGGCCGGAGAGCAGCGATACTGCCAAGACTGCGGAAAGTTCTATTGAGCTATGAGAGAGCTATTTAGCTGGTTCGTCACGTGCTGCCTTTTTGGTTTGGGCCTCTGGTGCTGGAAGATGTACACTCACAGGTGAGGTGATTATGCCAGCCTACAACACTCAGCCAATGCCCACTCCCAAGCCTGCGCTCTACACCGGCGACCAGTACGCTCTGGTCAACAATGCGGCAGTTGATAGCGGGATTCTGGCGACTCAACAGGTGGCCATTGCGCCGCACCAGGCAGACAGCGCGACATACTGCACGGTGTTTAACAGCACAAACCAGGCAGTCCAGATGCAAGCTGCCCCCTCGGATAGCGCGTCGCTGTATGTGTCTCTCGGATCATCTATCGCAGCCGGTGCTCTTGCTACGATCTCATGCGCTGTGCCGTGGGTGCGCGGCCTGTTTGCCACGGCTCCTACGTCCGGCAGTCTCATCATCTACCACGGATAGGCTTCAACGTCTCGTTTGGAAGGAGGTGTAAGGGTATGGGTCTATCAGGCGCAGAGCGGTTTGTAATCGACACACGCAAGATTTACGATCCATACCCTTGACCTTTCCAGTGCCGCTTCCATGCTTCGGCGGCACCATACGGGTTCATGGGCGGCGCGGCTGGCCCGGGAAAAACCATGGGAATGCTGATGGAGCAGTTCCAGGCGTGCAATGAGTTCAGCAATGAGGACGGTCCCAAGGTCCACACGATTCTGTTTCGGCGTACGTTCCCAATGCTTGAGGCAACAGTGATTACGCGCTTCCGTGAGTCGTTTCCCAAGGAGCTTTACAGGCAGTACAACGAAGGCAAGAACCAAGTCACTTGGCTCAACGGTGCCACGACCAAGTTCGGGTCGATGCAGTATGAGCATGACGTGTGGGGATGGCAGGGCCAGTGGTTCCACATGGGCTACGATGAGCTTTGCGAGTTCACCTTCAAGCAGTGGGCAAGCGTTGCGGCCTGGAATCGCTGCCCAGTGAGCGATAAGCCTCGGAAGTATGGTGCAGGCAATCCTATCGGCATCGGCGCGATGTGGGTAGAGGATTTGTTCGTCAAGGGTATTCCCTGCATGGGGATGGACGATAGCCAGAAGGCGGCGTTTGATCCAGAGGATTACGACTATTTCCCGGCAACCTATCTAGACAACCCGATCTTCGCCAACGATCCGACATTCTTAAAGAACCTTGAGGCGTACCCGGCAGATGTGCGCGATGCGCTCAAGTTCGGCTTGTGGGGGGCGGCTGGCGGATACTTCAGAGGCGTGTGGGATGAGAATATCCATGTATTCAAGGATGGCAGCGTTCGGTTCCCGGACTGGTATCGCCGCTGGATTTCAGGCAACTGGGGATACGAGCACCCGGCCAGCTACTACAAGCATTGCATGGGTCCGAACGGGGAAGTCTACACATACGATGAGCTTTACACACAACATGAGCAGCCGGAAGACCTGGCCGAGCACATTGCAGAGTGGGCGGTCGAAGAGAACGAACATGGCAAGATGGAGATTCCGCAGTTCATCAACTTCACACATTCTTTCGATGCGGAATACAGTAAAGCAACAGCAACGATGGGCGCGGATATGCGGTCTGTGAATCAGCGCATGACGCCGGTTCTGCGGCGCGAGGGCATCCCAATACCGCTGCCAAGCACAAGGGACAAGCTGGGGCGCGATACGCTGATGAGGGAACTTCTGGCCAAGCGGATCAGGTATGGCGAGGATGCAAGTGGGCACCCGTTGGAGTATCCAGGCTGGATGGTGAGCGACAAGTGCAAGCAGTTGCGCCGGGTGATCCCGCTGGTGAAGTCGGACCCGGTGAAAGTGGAGCAGATTGAAGGTTCGAGCGACGGATCAGACTCTCCGCTTCAAGGTTCCGGGTATGGGCTATATGCAATCTTTGGTCGTCCAGCCTCCAAACCGTTGCAAGTGAGGCAACAGGAGTATTATCAGAGCTTGAGTCCCAAGGCGGACATGACGGCAAAGAGTGTGCTTATGGCAAAATGGAAGCAGGACAACAATCCGAGGAAGGGGTCTCCATGGGCAGCGCGGCAGTAAACCTTCGGACGCAGGAAGAAGTGGTAGCATTTGGAGAGTTGGACTTAAGGAGATTTAGAGAGTTTTTGTCGTCACACGATCAGCCAACCAAAGCAGACTTCGATGCACTCTGGGAAAGTACGGTCAAGGCATGGGAAGCGCGGCAGTGAGTCCAGAAATCCGGTGTTGTTTGGCAGCATAATCATGCGGGATATGGACAATCTCGTGAAAGGATGGAGTCCTTTATGGCGGCAGTGATATTCGTTCTTTTGGTGGTGGTTGCGATTCAGGCAATCGGGTGGTCAGCTACGGCGAAGAAGAATGTCCAGCTTGAAAAACTCATGCTTGACTGCATTGGAGGCCGAGACGTAACCATTGCTGCCGCGAATGACCGCAATACCCAACTTGAGGCCGAAATTCATCGTCTCCGCAAGATTCCTTTGACACAACCCCAAGAAAAGAGAGATGATTCAACCATCAAGGCCAAGTCGTCGGCGGATGTGCGCCGGTTGACCGAGGCGGCGTTTGGGTTGCAACCTGAGATTGGAGCATCGAATGAAGACGAGTGAATTTGTACAACTCTTGCAGAATGAGTTGATTCTTCCACGTGACCCGCACCTTGCGGATCGCTTCGCTGCCTTGCTTGAGGAGAATTACGAGCCGGTAGCGCCGAAAGAGCCAACCCCGGCAGACGGCGTGAACATCGTTCCCCAGGAGCCGATTGTTACGGCCCCTCCTCCGGTGGAATCTTTGCCGGAATCGACCGAAAGTGAGGCGCTCTAATGGCGCGAGACGGCTTTGACGGACTCGGCAAGATGCGCGGCGGGGAGCGGAATAGCTCTTACATCCCCAAGCCGCATAGCGAAACCAAGCCGCATGAATCGACTGAAGAGCAAGAGAAGAGCGACGGCGGCAGCGATCAGATTCACAGCGTCCATGACCACGGCGATGGGACGTTCCACACAGAGCATCCTGACGGCACCCGCGAAGAGCATCCTGACCATCTTCATATGCTTGCGCACCTTGGCCACAAGGTAACGGACGGCGACAAGCACCACATCGTACATCACGACGGCATCGCAGCCCACTCCCACTCGATTGATGAGCAGGGACAGCATACGGACCACGGTGAGCATAACACCGCAAACGAGGCTCGTGAGGCGATGGACAAGTTTCTCGGCGAAGAGTCCGAGGAGCCGCAGCATCAGCACGGCGAAGCAGAGAACGAGGAAGGCCCCGCACTGGGCGGAATGTAACCGGGCAGAACGCCCAAGGAGAATGACGTGAAAAAGACATTTTCGATTATCGGCGCGTTGCTTCTGGCTCTGCCCGTCGTAGCGCAGATTCCTGCTGGTCCAACAACTTTTGGTGGCCG